TAAGCAAAACAAATGGCAATGAAAAGATCTACATGCGAAATGGATCTACTTATGGCATTGTCACACCTAATGACAAAGGTGCACGCGGTTTAAGTCTTAATCTTATGGTAATTGACGAGGCACTAACACATCCTTTGTCTTTAATAGCAAACCTACAACCCACCTTGGCAACAAAACGCAATGGTCAGCTTTGGATCATGTCTAATGCCGGCAGACCAGGTGAGTCAGAGCTGTTAGAGCACTACAGAGAATTGGGTCACCGAGAGATAGCAGATCCTACAAACAAACTAGCTTGGTTTGAGTGGTCACCTTTGTCAGATGATTTTGACTATATGGATCAAGATGTGTGGTATCAGGCAATCCCATCTTTGCATGAAGAAAAGGGTGTATTACTTGAAGCTGTAAAAGAGGCATCACAAACAAACAGTCCAGAGATATTTACAAAAGAGTGGCTTAATGTATGGCCGGCTAAAGATGCAGTGCAGGTTATTAGTACAGAGCTGTGGGATGGTTTAGCTAGGACTGACATTATCTTGGGCAGTGAGGTTGTCTTCGGTGTTGATATATCTAGGGAGCGCGATAGAGCTACTATTGCAGTATCAGGTCAAGTCTTAGGTTATACACCTGTTGAGCTTATAGAGTCTAAAGAGGGTACATCATGGGTATTGCCAAAGCTTGTAGAGCTGTGTAAAAAATACAAGACCAAAGTAGTTATAGACACAGGCTCACCGGCAGCTTCTCTAATAGCAGAACTACAAAAACAAGAGATAGGTGTCATGGCCATACATCTGCGTGATTATGCAAGAGCATGTGGATCTTTCTATGATGCAGTACAAGCTAGGACAATTTGTCATATAGATGATCCAAACCTGAGAGCTGCAATCATGGGATCAACAAAAAGACCATTAGGTGACTCATGGGCTTGGAATAGACAAAGTACAACAAACATCACGCCACTTGTAGCGGTAACACTGGCACGCTATGGAGTAGTGACCAAAATAGAGGAAAGACCAGTGGCGAGGAGTAAGATGTACTAATGAAATACTTATCAACCATATTACAAGTTTCAGGATCTTTACTGTTAGTCTTAGGTGTCGCATCTATTAACTTGATTAGTGCAGTATTATTAGGCGGCGTATTTCTAATTTTATTCGGCATTGCTTTAGAGGTCAGAGGTAAATAATGCTTGGCAAGCTACTCAAGAGGCAGATACAACCCGGCCTAGTTTATACGTCATCCGGTTATGTGGATTCACTTGGTAGAGTCGGCAGATTTTTTGAAGGCAATTATGCAGGTACTTATGTAGATGGTCGCACTGCATTAGGCATACCTGCAATCTATCGCGGTATCTCACTTATTGCAGATGCTATTGGCGCATTAGATCTTTGCGCATATCGCAATGGCAGAGAAGTTATGCCAAAGCCAAATATTTTAGCGCGGCCTAATCCAACAGAAACACGCATGGAAACAATTGCGGCAATGGCCGCCGGTCTTTTGATGGATGGTAATTACATTGCAGTTTTAGGTGAGCCGGGAGCTAATGGCTTTCCTGACAGTCTTTATCCTGTTGCACCGGATCGCGTACAAGTTACAAGAGATAAAGGCAGACTGATCTACCGCATTGATGATAAAACTTATGACAGATCAGAAATATTCCATATTAAAAACTTTACTATGCCAGGTGACATTGTAGGTAGAGGTATTTTAGCTGTAGCAAAACAATCATTAGGAAAAGAAATTGCTATCAATGAATATGCTGCAAGGTACTTTGATGGCGGAGTAAATCCAACAGCTGTAATTAAATCAGCTAATCCAGATCTTACAAGTGAGGAAGCGGATGCTCTTAAGTCTGCATGGATGTCAATGTACTCATCACGCAATAGATCACCTGTAGTTATGAACGCATCTACAGACTTTGAGGTGTTAAGTAGCAACGCAGCTGAGAGCCAATTGGTAGAGGCGCAAACAGCCGGATTAACAGAGGCCGCTAACATACTTGGCCTACCGGCTTATTATTTAGGTGCACCAAACAGTAGCCGTACCTATTCCAATGTTGAACAAGAAAATTTACAACTGATCAAGTTTTCAATCCAACCCATTGCAGAGAGAATAGAGGCTGCCTTCTCAGATCTATTAGTGCGTGGGCAAACAGCTAAATTTAAGTATGACTCTATGTTAAAGACAGATACAGCTAGTAGATATGCAGCTTACGCAACCGCATTATCAAGTGGATTTTTAACTGTTGATGAAGTTAGAGATCGGGAAAACCTTGAGTCAATGGATTATGAAGTGGGCGACAATGATGATGAAACAGATACAACGGCAGAGATACAAGAGGTAACTGAAAATGAGCAATGACATAGAAAACAGGCGTTACAGTGTTGAGTTTGAGCTACGCCTTGCGGATGGTGATGGCCGCACTATTTATGGCATGGCAGTGCCATACAACAAAGAGCAGCGCATAAATGCCACTGTTACTGAGATATTTAGAAAAGGTGTTTTTGCAGATGTTATCCGCGCCCCTCACAGAGTAAAACTTTTGCGTGGTCATGGTGAAAACAATGTGCTAGGTAGAGCTACCTTATTAAAAGAAACAGAGGATGGCTTGTATGCGGAGTTTAGAATTTCAAAGACTAGAGAAGGTGATGAGGCTTTGGAGCTAGTAAAAGATGGCGCATTAGATCAATTATCTATTGGCTTTATGCCGATTAAAAATCGCAAAAGACCAGATGGTGTCATGGAGCGTATTAAGGCACATCTAGCAGAGGTATCACTTGTAACCTTTGGAGCTTATGGAGATATGGCCGCTGTTGCCGGAGTCCGACAAGGTGCGCCTCTAGTTACACCTAGACTAGATGAAGCTAGGAAAATATTAGATGCCATACAGCGTAGTAAGTGATCACCCGGACTGCGAAGGCTTTGCAGTAGTTAAAGATGATAACAATGAGGTTTTAGGCTGTCACAAAACACAAGCTCAAGCTGAGGAACAATTAACAGCTATCAATATTGCAGAGTTTGGCACAAGAGAGTTACCTGAAAACTATAGACCGGCATCTAGTGAAGATGTGCCAGAGGGTCGCAATTGCGCAAACTGTTACTTTTATGAGCAAGGTTATTGTAGTTTATGGGAAGAAAATGTACAGGCAGATTATTACTGCAATAGGTGGGCAGTGCAAAATCAAGATAGAGCCGAGAGTTTTACACCTACAAATGCAATGAGGACAGAGGCACAAAGAGGACTTGATTGGCGTAAGGAGTTTGGAAGAGGTGGCACTGAGATAGGTATTGCTAGGGCTAGAGATATTGCAGGTGGCAAAAACTTGCCTTTAGAAACAGTAAATCGCATGGTATCTTTTTTTGCAAGACATGAAGTAGATAAACAAGCTGAGGGTTTTAGTCCCGGAGAAGATGGCTACCCATCAAACGGCAGAATTGCATGGGCATTATGGGGTGGTGATGCTGGTAAGTCTTGGGCAGAAAACATAGCAAACCAAGATAGAGATTATGATGAAGAAAAAGATGACAAACCTAGATACAACACAGCTGTACAAATATTACAAAACTTAAAAAAACAGATATAATATAAAGAGTAGAACACCTGACCCTGCATTGCAGCGAGTCACACCTTCTCACAAACCAAACTAATTTATAGGAGAAAAATGTCTAATACATTTCTAGCCTCTCTGCGTGAGAAGCGTGAATCAAAGACTGCTCTTATTTCATCAACAGTAGAGCGTGCTGCCGAAGAGCAACGCGATCTATCAGAGGTTGAACTTGCCAATGTAGAGGCATTAAACCTTGAAGTAAAAAAGTTAGATGAAAGAATTGAGCAGATGTCCGATATTGAACTGCGCAACCAAAAGGCAGCTGATCTAGCAGCTAAGGTTGATGCTAATGTAGATGTAAAGAAAGAGTCACGCGCCGGCGGTTTCAGTGTTGTAAGCGAAGAGCTTACTTACACAACACGCTCTGGCAATGACTTTATGACAGATGCACTCAAATCACATTTCAAAACAGATGGTGATGCGCTAGAGCGTATTCAACGCCATCAAAGAGAAATGGCAATTGAGAAGCGTGCAGTTTCAACATCAAGTTTTGCAGGTTTAGTAGTTCCTCAATACTTAGTTGATCTATATGCGCCACTAGCTCGCGCTGGTCGCCCTTTTGCAGATGCAGCTCGCAAACACACATTACCTGCACAAGGTATGTCTGTGGTCTTGTCAAAAATTTCAACTGGTACTACAACGGCTTATCAAACATCTCAAAATACAGCCGCAGTATCACAAGACATGTCAGATACAACCTTGACAGTTGATGTTAATACAATCGCTGGACAACAGTCAGTATCAAAGCAAGCCTTACTTCGCGGTTACAACATTGAGTCAATTGTTTTAGGCGATCTAATCCGCGCTTACAACACAAAACTTGATGATGCAATCCTAAATGGCACCGGATCAAATGGTCAGCCTCTTGGATTAAAGACAATGACAAGCGGTATCTTAGTAACTTACACAGCTACTACAGGTACAGTTGCAGGTCTATATCCAAAACTTGCAGATGCGATTCAACAAATTCAAAGCAATATCTATGTCAATCCAAACGCAATAATCATGCACCCACGCCGCTTAGGATTCTTCCTATCCGGTGTTGATGGATCAAATCGCCCATTAGTAGTACCAAACGCCTATAACCCACAGAACGCAATGGGTACTGGCAATGGCACACCTGCGTATGGCGCAAGTGGATATTCAATACTTGGCTTGCCAATTATTGTTGATGCCAATATTGCAACAAACATTGGTACATCTACAAACCAAGACACAATCTTTGTTGTAGATACTAATGAGTGTCACTTGTTTGAGGAAACAAATGCTCCTACTTATGTGACATTTGAAGAGCCAAACGGCAAGGTAGCAATTAACATTGTGCTATTCGGTATGTCAGCATTTACAGCTGAGCGTTATCCAAAAGCAATTGCACAAATTAACGGCACCGGCTTGGCAACACCAAGCTTCTAAGTAAAAAGCTTCTAAGCCCCCTACCCTTCCAGGGGGCTTAGATCCTGACTATGGTCGGTATTTAAGAATTGGAGTTTGCTTAATGTCCCAGAGCACTTTAGGTTTTGGATACCGGCCATGGCTATAACAAACGGCTACGCGACACTTGCTGAGATCAAGGCTTACTTGTCTATCTCAGATACAACAGATGACACCTTATTAGAAAAATTAGTAGAGTCATCTTCACGCTCAATTGATAAGATTGCTAATCGCAGATTTTATGCAGATGCCACGGCAACAGTACGCCTTTATAGAGCCTACTCAGATATTTTTGTTTATACAGATGACATTAGTAGCACCACTGGTCTTATTGTAAAAGTAGATGAGGGCGGCAACGGCACTTACACAAAAACACTAACTTTGAACACAGATTTTATTATGGATCCGCTTACAGCCTCAGCTTTAGGCAGACCCTTTACACAATTGACAATGGTGTCTAATACAGAGTCATGGCCTATATTTCCGGGCTTAACACAAAACGGCTTACGCCCCGGTGTACAAGTCACAGCTAAGTTTGGCTGGCCATCTGTACCCAGTGATGTCAATGTAGCTTGTTTAATTCTTACAGCTGATCTATACAAGCGCAAAGATGCTCCGGGCGGTGTCTTAGGTCTTGGTGACCTAGGTGTAATACGCATGTCCCCAGTAGGCAGAGATGTATCACAAATGGTTAGAGCTTATCAAAAGATTGCTATTGCCTAATGGTGCCAAGTACAGTAAGGACAAATCTTAAAACAGCTCTTACAGCTATTACAGGATTGCGTGTTTTAGATTATGTCCCTGACTCTACAAATGTGCCCACCAATAATGCTTTTGCAGTTATAGGTCAATTGTCAATGAATTATGATTACACACTTAACAGAGGCTTTGACTCTGCAACCTGCAATATAATTGTTATGGTCGGGCGCATGAGCGAAAAAGATGGACAATCAAGATTGGATGGGCTACTCAGCTCATCCGGTTCAACCTCAATCAAAGCCGCTATTGAGGCTGATAAAACACTAAGCGGTGCAGTGCAAACTTTAAGAGTTGTGTCTGCATCTCCAGGCACAATAACATCCGCTAGTATTGATTACCTAAGTTATCAGTATTCAGTGGAATTGATAGGTTAGCGAAAGGAAAAATATGGCCATATTTATGGGTAATAAAGTAGCAGTCATTGTAGGTACCTCAACCATATCTTCATTTGTCAGCACTGTAAGTCTTAACCGCGAAGTAGAGGCAGTAACTATCACTGCCATGAACGATACTGTACAAAATATGATCGGTGGTATTGAAGTATCATCAATCAGTATGGAAATCTTCAATGATTTTGCGGCAGCCTCAGTGAACAGTCTTTTTGAAGATGCAATTGGGTCAAAACTGGCAATCAAATTGATACCAGTAACCGGCACAGTCAGCTCAACTAATCCAAGCTACAGCATGTCATGTTTGATCACACAATGGACACCCATTGCAGGATCAACAGACAGTGCAGCCTTGGCAAGTGTAACTTTTCCAGTAACAGCTATAACAAAATCAACAAGCGCGTAAAAGAAAAGGTGGGACATGCACAAGATTGAAATAACAAAGAAAGACGGCAAAAAGATTGCTTATGATC